GAAAACCATCCTCTAACGTGACTATAATGTTTTCGTAGTCAGTAAGGACGTTCTCAATTCGTTCAATGACTTCTGGAAGCATCACAATCTTATCAAGATTAATATCAGCCTCCAATTTTTTTGTGCAGTATTTGCAAACAACCTCTTGTTTAGGGATAAAAGACACCCAACAGCGTCTGTGAATCTCAACAAGCATCGTATTTACATCTGCGAGTGACAGTTTCCTAACTGCCAAAGGTATGGTTACCGAACCGTCTTTCAAATACTCTTCTCTGCACTCAGAGCCGATTTCGAAATCTCCAATTCGTTTTGTGGCGATAGAAAGAACATTTCCTTGCCACGTAAAGGGTTTTTCTGAAAGTTTTTTTACGAATACTTTCTCCGCAACACCATTGGTCTTCATTAACTCTACTTCCTTGTGAACATCTCCGTGTAAGTGTAGCCCTACTGGTAGTTCAAAAAATAATTCTTTCATGATACGTTGTTATTAGTGTCTTAGTGTAATAAAGGATGTCCCGAAAGGCTTTTACACCTCGCAGAACATCCGTCATTTTTGAAATTTATGCTCCTACGGGAACAATCGCCCATCCATCACATGAAGCGGTATAGCTGACAGTAAATTTGTCAGTGCCGGCAACATTTAATTCTGGGTAGTTAGAAGCATGGAAAGCGAATCCCTCAAACACGATTGAAAGAACTTCTCTACCTTGGTGCATTTTTACAGCCGTTACTGGTAGTTTCAATCCATTTTCAATCATTGTATTTACAAGAACTTCCATTGCTCGGTCAGTTACGTTTCCTTGATACGTCCGTGTAAGTGTCATTTCACCGAAATCAACCATCTGGTCAGTAAATTTATACTTCCGATTGGTTCCAGCGTCAACGACTTCTACTACGCCAGACGATTTTTGCAAGCCTGAGAGTGTCTCAAACAAGCCATCGCTCATAATGCCCGGAACTGGTATCGAAAGATACCATCCATTGACAACGTAAGCGTCTTGTGGTTTTTTTGGTCGTGCCATAGTAGTTTATTAATTTACAGTTAGTATTCCATCATTACGTTTCAATGATATTTTCACGGCTTCCGTACATTCAGTAGGAATCCATAAAGCATCAATGTTCAAGGTCTTGCGATCTTGAGAGGTCGGGTTGTTACTTCTGTCACAGATACCTTGGTAAGCTGTATCAAAAGGAACACTACGTTCCAAAGCCCCATTGTCATACTCAGTCTTGAAGAATGTTCTTAGGTCAATCAAGGCCTCACGTTTCAATTCTGGAGTATTGGGTTTTTGCTCCACGTACAACATTTTTACGCCCAACAATTTCTTGTAGAAAGAGGTTTGTTGACGAATGTGTATACTCTGATAAAGAGGGTCTGTAGAGTAAGTCCGAGAACTTCCAACAAAGAATCCAACAGAATCAGAGAAGTTTATCACGTTACAGCTAAAATCTCTCACCAACTTATTGATAAGCGGTTGAGACAATTGCTGAGGAATCATATCCGACACGTACTTAAATACAGAATCCGTTCCACCTGGGGGAATATGAATATAGTCACGTTGGATGTTAGGAGTTCTCAAGTAAGCAGCACCAAGAACGGGCCCAATAGCCGGAATAAGCAATGAATTACCAACAGAATCCGAGACTTTAGCCCAACCTAAATAAGCACCCGCCATGTAGCTGATACCATTAAGTTGTAGTTCAGTAGCATATTCTTCTGCGTCAAATTCGGTAGCTCCTAATGGAAGATTAATAACTCCAAGAGGACCTTCTTGTCCGCGTAGGTAGGTATCCAAAACTTTTGCCATCGTCAACGAGTGAAACTCGGTACAAGCGATGATCTGAATATCTTTCCCCGTAAAACAAGCTAACCCGGTAGGGTTGGTCATGCTTTCCACTGGATAAAAATCGGCCTCAACAACAGTACCATCAGCACCTCCAGTAAGAGGAAGCGAATAAGTGCTCTGTGAGTTAGTGGCAAAAGTTTTATCTGTAAAGACAGTAACAGCAGTCTTTAAAGTAAGGTGCGTATCATCTTGGATAGACAACACAGTTCCCAAAACAGCATGTGTGCCTGCACTATCATACAGAACTATTCCTGGTCTTGTATCACTCAAGAAATGAGTTCCAACACCCAAGACAGTATTACCAGTATTAGTGACAGAGATAGTTCCTTCGTGTACTCCGTAATTCATCTTAGGAATCTCCGCAGCAAAATCAGCAGTAACATAATTACTGGCTTTATTTACTTTAGCTTGCAATGCAGCGACTGTTTCTCCGTAAAAAGTTTCCACAAGAGAGCCGGATTTAAATACCTCTAGGGCAAAATTTCCTTTACTCTTTAATCCGTTACTAGAGAAAGCTGCCGTCAAAGTGTTACCCCAAACACCTGGGTCTACAATTCCTTTTCTAGCAGCACGAATAGTAACCGCTACGGACGTTATGGTAGTTTCATTTTTCGCTACAACTGCACCAGTGCCGGCAACCCGACATAAATACAGAGTAACTGGAATATCTCCAGCCTCGTCAAAAATACTCTTGACAATTGCAGGGCCGAAAAAATTCGGGTTCTGCCCACCAAAAATGACATTGAAATCTTCAACTGACGTAATCTTGGTAGCTGTGTTAGGAACACCTCTGGTAGACTGCATCAAAAGACCAATGTTTCTCTTGGAAGGCTCTCTGAAAGCGGATTGACCATTGGCAACCCCCTCTACTACTGATAAACCTACGTCATTCATTTTTTGTTTATATTATTTGTTTAACCCCTTTAGTTTCTGTAGTATTGAATACTTCGCTGCAAATATAAGAATAATTACATACAACGCAATACTTATTTCTTCTCCATACGAATAACCTGCATGTTACCGCATTTCGTATAGGTAATTCTTTTCTCCTTTGGCTGCCAAAAAAACAGAAAGCATTTCCGCTTTATAAGGACATCGTAGGTGTCAACTTCTGCCAGTTGGGAAGTAATCGCCACACTGGGAAAGCTGTCTGTACTCATAACAAAACCCTCAATACTTATGCAGTTTCGAGAGTCCTTAAATGGTACTTTTATTAACCCCTTTCTATCTAGATACGTGGTGTCTGTAACATAGACAGTATCCCCGTTCTGGATTTTAGTTTTCGTAACGTAGACAGTACTTACTCTTCCGGGCTTTGCTTTCTCAACTTTCAACAGAGAGTCAATAACCCGGTACTCAGATTTGCCTTTTTTTAGTTCATCCTTTAGCTCTCCATTGGTCAGCTTTAGGTTCTCATAGTTAGTCCCTGCTGAAGCCATTGAGGTGGAGAGGTTATCTATGTGAGTATCCTTTGACTTATTCAGTGTAAGGAGAACTCCAATAACTCCAAGTAGCACAAAAAATGCTATCGGGGTTTTAAATTTCCATAAAAGTGATCCTATAGTCATAACGTTGCATATTTTTTAGCAGCTTTCGCCATTGAAATGTTATATGGTTCTCTACCGTACTTAGCAGCGAGAGCTTTATATCCAGCACCATTGAATAAGGTAGCAACACCATCCCAGTCACCTGCAAGTAAGCAGCTTTTCAGTTTTATGTCAGTAGAGATGCATTTACATAGTTGCCAAATTTGTCTATCAAGACCTTTTTTAGCGTCATCCCACATTTCCCCAACCGTATTGTACCCAAGTCGTTTGTAGTGGAAGCCCATTATTTGCCCAAGACCAATTGAGGTGCTCAGCATAGCTGCGGTAGGATTTTTTGCAAAAGCGTCATTAAATGCGGTCCACTCTTTCACTTGAACATCCACCTTATTCACAGACCACAATCCACTCGGAGCGAAAGGAGCCTGTTTTTTAAACCAAGCAGGCTCAAACTGAATAGTAATCTTACCATCAACGCTGAAACCTTTACCACCGGTTTCTACCTCTACGAAAGAAGCAACATTGCCCGGAGAAAGCCCAAAGGTTACAGCGACATTTTTTATTATACCTAGTAGTTCATTGGTCATTGGGCTCTAGTCCCTCCAGTGACGTCACTATCTTTAGCCTTGAAAGCCAACATCGCCCCCAAAAAAGTAGCCACAAACCCCAAAGTATTGCCAAAATCACTTATGGTAACCTTACCTAAATAAACGAGAAAAAGGCCCCCAAGCAAGTACAACATGCCTACGACCCCAACGGTATTTGTTTTCCAACTTTTCTTCATAATGGTATTATTTAGTTTACTACTCTCCTGAGTGTGTCTGAAAAAACATTTTCTCTACCTCTGCAACTGGCATGTCAAGTTTTTTTGCTACCTCTCCAGACAACAATCTGAAGATTAACTTTGCCCCCAACAAGTTAGGTTTTATGATTAGCATGTGGGCTATACAAGAGAAAAACTCTGCACTAACCAGTAATGCTGTTACGGCTATGGTGCAAAAGCTAGTGTCCTCGTGTACGATTTTCTCCAGTATCATGGGCATATAAAAAAGCGTAATATACATCACAAGTTTAAACGCCGTACTCCATAGTGCCGTACTAATATGAAACTGTTTTCTTCTAGCAGCACTGACCATCCCGAATATTAGGTCGACCAACAGAGCAATAAGTACCCAATGAATAAGCTCCGCTTTTGGCCCAAACACGTTATACGAGTAGGTCATAAACATCATAGCCCAACCTACAACGCTTCCGAGAACGAACCTTAACTTGTACCAAAGGTCTGAAACCACTCCAAAAACGATGTCTAGTTTACTCATAGGGTCTATTTTACTCATAAATGTTAGGAGTTTTTTGCTTTCAAAATTTCGAATTCCATACACATCATTACCTCGTCACCATTGGCGTCTTTAGGAAAATTTTCCTCGGCAATTTCTTTGAATTTATACTTTTTGGTAACTTCTTTATCCAGTAGAGTCTCATACTCTTTTATCTGTTTCTCGTAATTGGCTACCAGTGAAATATTATCAGCATTCTCCGTAATTGCTGACAGCTCTTTTTTGTACTCTTCGTACTTTTTATTTTCCGATCCATCAGAATTGAATTTGCCTGGGAGGGCAATTCTTCCATCACCAATTGCATCCCCAAATTTACTATACACCTCAGAGATTTTTTTGTTGTAGTCACTGAGAAGTACCTCAATGTTCTCTTTGGTTTTTGTAAGGCGGAGAACATCTCCCTCAATTACTTTGATATTATCGAAAGTTACTAATTTGTTTTTCAAGTCCCCCTTGTGAATTAGGGTTCCTAGTGCATTGAAAAGTCCGATTAATGTTCTGTTTGTCTTCATTGTAGAGTTCTTTTTATGTTAGTACGCACAAAGATAATAATTATTTCTAATAAGTATAAAAAATTCCTTGATATTCTGGAAAAATACTAGTACCCCTCTATAACCGCCATACCCGAGCAATTTACCGCACCTGTATACGTCGCAGCAGTAAGAGAATGCGCTAAGCTACCTCCACCACCTCCGACGCTTATAAACGTAAAGTCGTTAATAGTAGTAAATGGAACTGGAAAAGTGTATGTAGCCTTCCCATTCAGTGATGATATATATAGGATAACCTTTTTATAAGTCCCAGTTCTAACTGGCATGGTACCTCTCATACTGCCACTAGTTGAACCGCTAGACGTAGCATAATCTTGATACGTTGGAACTATCTCACCACCCGACTCATAGGTTGAAAAGTAATTAGCTGATATAGCACCTCCAGAAGACATATCTCCATCGGCAATAATGTTACTTTTCGAAAATATCTCTCCACCAGCTTGTATTTTTTTAGCAGCTACTATCCCGCCTAGTGATATTATGCTACCATTTGGTGTTGGGTCTACTGTTGCCTCTGTGGTGTCAGCTACTAGGAGGTTACCCCCAAAATACCCAGTACCATTAACTGCAAGTTTATAGCCTTGGTTAGTAGTATAACCAATATTTACACTTTGATTGGTTTTATCAAATGTAATTAAAGGACCATCTCCATTTGCTATATGCAAATTATGACTAGCGTTAGATGTTATATCCCAATTAACCCCAGGTACACCAAGTCTAATTAGCATATCTCTAGTGTTATTACCTAGATATAAATCTCCACCAACTCCAATACCACCACCAACAACCAATGCTCCAGTAGTCGGTGAGGTTGAGGAGGTTGTTGAACTAATAATAACACTTCCACCTCTAAAATTAGTATTATAACCACTTCTAGGAGTAATATCTAAATTACCATTACTATTATAAAGTAAAGTTGCACCCCCACCTTGAGTAGAACCTAATCTAAGTGGAGCATTATTAGTAATATCAATTTCAGCAGTTGTATATATAGTACTAGCTCCATCATCACTAATCAAACTATTTACCATAGTACTACCATTCCATTTAGGAATGTAGTTGGTTGATAAATTATTTGTTAGATTGCCTGAATGATAAATATTATAGCTTCCATTAATTAAAATAGAATTTGAACCATTAGATTGAAGTCTATTTATATAATCTAATCCATCATTAGATACTTCATGAAAATCAATATACTTTCCAACATCTATAGTACCATCTGCTTTTATTACTGGAATCGTATTTCCCCAAAAAGTTCCAAGTCCTCCTTTACTATCTGCTTGATTAAGATTTAAATATTGAGCATTTAAATTCCCCACCATAGTAGTAGAATTTACAGTAAATGGAGCAGTTCCAGTTGTTACTGTTGATTGTAATTGTCCACCAATAGTAACTATACCTCCACTAGGTTGTAAATGTAAAGGTAATTTTACGTTTTCAGTAGGGTCTGAAACTTGTATGTTTTGACCTCCAGTTGAGCCATTATTACTAAATTTAGTAATTGTATTAGCCCAAATATTATTCAGTTTTAATGTAAATATATCTGAACTAACAGCAGCATTAAATTGAGTTGCATTTACGGTAGAAGCAAATGTTGCTGCGCCTGCATTACCTATTTTCAACGCCGCTGGAATAGAACTATTAGAAAAAGTTAACTCAGATGTACTTCTGTTATAATAAATACTTCCGCCATCTGAGCCTGCTGCGGTTAAAGCTAATACTGGATTGCCACTTGTATTAGTTTCTATAGATAACGTTCTTATTCCTGCACCCCCGTTTAATGATACATCGTTTCCAAACCGTCCATTCCCACTAATCCACATATTTGCAGATTGCGCAGAACTATTTTGATTTAATATGTGGTCATTAGTATTAGTATAAGCTGATGAACCTAGACCTAACCAAGATTGAAATTGTGATGCAACACCATAACACCAACTACCTGTAACAGATGAGTAAACTAATGGGAAATGCATCTGAGGTGCTTGAACTTCTCCAATAGCGTGACCATTCCACAAAGTAGAATTAGCAACTGTAGAACCTGCTGAATAAAAATCTCCAGTATTATTATTGGCTGCAGAACCAAATGTTCTAGTCGGTAGTGGAGTATAACCTAAAGCAGTAGTAATCATCCCTGAGTTAATGCCTGTTATCCAACCACCATAGTTTCCTAGGTCATTTGTAAACTGGCTCAAGTAAGTTGGCTTACTAGTTATTTCTGCATAAGCGTAGCTAGGTTTCGTAGCAGCTTTTGCCCAAGTGTAAACGTCACTTGCTGGCAAAGTTGTTGGGTAAGCCGGAAGCCCATACCCACCTACAGTAACTGGGTGGTTACCATCATGCCACTGCAAAAAATTTACCACGTTAGAGAGTCCTACATCTGATTTACTAAGCACAACTACTCCAGTATATCCATTTACTGAGTCTACTGCGCCAGAAGTTATGTACACATAGGTACTTCCCCCCCATCTGTATGTTTTGTTAGTATCCTTCGCGACATATATTTTGCCGGTTTCTCCAGTAGCGGGGAATGAAGCCAAATTTGTATACTCCAACACGTCATCCACGTAACTAGGAAGTTGGGAGGTCAAGATTATCCCATTTGAGTCAAGAGTAGCCACACCATTAGCCACTCCCATAAGAGAAGTGGCAATTCTAGCAGTAGCATCCACCGCATTTACAGTGATATTCGCCGATCCATCGAATGAAACACCGTTTATAGTCCTTGCAGTAGTGAGTTTTGTGGCCGATAAAACGTTTTTTGCAGAGTCTGTCGTGTTATCAACACTTCCAAGACCAACTGCAGCTTTATTTAGAGTTTGCCAAGATTTATCACCTCTCCAGTACTGAGCAGTTGTGCCCACATCAATTGTAGGCTCTTTCGTAGAGTCGTAAACAGTAATATTTGCAGTTCCGTCAAAAGCAACTCCATTAATATTCCTAGCAGTCTGTAGTTTGGTAGCGCTTCCCGCATTTCCTACATCCGTAACAATGAACGTGTTTGCCAGAGTAGTTTTCAAGTGTGCAAAAGTAGTCATCTCAGCCTTACCAGTAACAGAGTTCCAGATAACCACTGAGTCAGCGTCCACAATGGTAGCTTTCTCACTTGTAGAGTCAATATGCTGAACGTTAGGAACCCCATTAGGCTGAGTAGCCTGGGAGTGTTGTTGTACAATTGAGTGGAATACTCCGTCATCCCCCAAATAGTATCCAACTGGAGTCTGCGGAAAAGGTAACGCCGGTTGTTTGGCGTTCCAAGCAGTCCTCTCTCCAGAAGTTATATGCTTTGTAGTATCTGCCAAGTGAGCATCATAGGACGTCTTCAGTGCAGTGGTGAACGCTTGTTCGATAGCGTCCAGTACAATTTTATTCGTATGTGTGTGTGCCTTAGTGACTGCATCATCATAAGCAGTCTTCATTGCACTGGTAAAATTCGCCGTAAAGGCAGTCAATTTGGATAACAAGACATCTGTAAACGCATTAGTGTCCGCGTTACTTTCGTAAGCAGACTTTATCTGACTGGCTGTCATCGCGTTATTCAGCAAATCTGGGTCAGAAATTTTTACGTAAGTAGCGTTTACTCCAGTAGTGATAGCCTTATAAAGTGCCCACTTACCATCACCATCGTCTAGTACAAATACATTCGTAGGGAGTTTGGTAACATTATAGGCATTTCTTGCAGCGATAGTAGCAACAGTAACCTCACTATACCCACTAATAATTAAGTCGTAGAGTTTCTTCAGAGTGTCTCCCTCTGTAACAACCCCATTTTTTAGGGCAGTTATAAGGGAAGCAGCAACACCCGCAACTTCGGGAGTAAATCCGAGAGGGTTTTGTTTTGCATTCCAGTATTCTCTATCGTCAGCACCAACAGAAATTCTCCTCCATGCGGGGTATACCTGCGGAGTAGAAATATTAATTGACCTACTGAGAATAAGCTCCGAGGTAGTAAAAATTTGGGTGACTGACAATAGCTCACCGTCCTCAATATCATTGGCAACAGTAAGCGATCCAAGAACTGGGAGAGTAGTGTAATCTTTACTTGCTAAGTCGACCCTATCAAAGTCAGAATCTTGGGCAACACGAAGTAAATCCTTGCCTCCAGTTACTTCCACCAAATCAGTATCCGCAACACCGTCTTTATACATGTACAGTTTCCCAACTCCAGAAGCACTAACAATCCCTACAAGTCTGGTTTGCGTACGTACCTCGATTGGGATAATAGCGTTAGCTTCCTCTACGGAAACGTAAGGACCGGCCCACGCATCCAGTAGCCCGGGATTTACTAATCTTATTCCAAAAGGAAGTTCTAAGTTCATGCGATAGTGATTTTAAATTCGTGGGTAATCTGATAATTTATAGCATTCCTCATGGTGTACACGGTGAACGTGTTTGGAGTACCATCCAAGTCTATCAAGTCAATGGAGGACTGGTCAAACTGCTCAAGCAGCTCTACACCCATGACAGTCAAGTCCATTATACTAGCGATAGTATATCTTTCGGGAACGGCTACTTTGAACACTTTATGCTCAATGCCAGTGAGTAACTGATAAATTTCTCCATGGGAAATCCTCTCAGTATGCAACGCCATTATTTCCTCTGCCGTACTGATGTACTCTGTTGTAACTCCCCAGAATATCCGATAACCAATAGGGTCTGTTAAGTCTGGGTACACATGCGTTGGGTCATCCCATACGATAGTAGGAATAGTAGCCAGTAGGCCCATTTCTATTTGTTTTCTGAATCTGGTGGCATATTCAAGGTTTCCAGTGAGGTACTCAGTGGGTTTAAACCTCGTTATTCCGAAAGCATCAGAAACCTCAACGAGGAAATCTACTGCGGAAACAACCATGAAGCTACCATTTTCGAGGGAAATAGGCGTGGTCTCGAAAGGCTGAGCGTTTAGTAAATCCTCTGTAATATTTCGGGTCCATACATTAATGGGCTTGGTAACAGCTACGATACTTTTAGCCACCGAAATATCTTCCACGAAGCACACTTCCATGATAAAAGCGACCGCTTCTTTTTCAAAGCCGGTAGTATCTCCCAATATGAACCCTACTATCATATTACTTTGTTACTAAGGTTACACCACTAGGAATCTGAAAATCCATAGGAACTTCCACACTTTCACCCGGAAGAATTACCTTCAGTTCACCACCTACACGAATTTCGATCTTGCAGTGGCCATAGTTTTTGACCTCACTGACTTCTTTAGCTACCTTGGTAGCGATAATGATTTGCTTTGCCATGTTTTTTATTTTTATTTTTGTTCAAAGATAATAAATTTTCTACTATTCACGCAAAAGGAATTAAAAATCACCTGCGGTAGGCTCAGAATTAATTACAAGCTCTCTGATAAGTTCTACTTCCTCTGGAGTTCCTACATGAAGCCAAGGGGATAGTGTGAACTCAAAGTTTGTCTCAAATACTCCATCAGTACGTGGAATATCAGTAGACCTAATGGTAAAACCAACAACGTCTCCTACAGAGTCTTCGCCAGTGAGCTTCTTATCAAATAGGAATGCTTTTTTAGAGAGAAAGTTAGCGAGAAAATAGTCTTTCATCTTAATAAACTGTTTATACTCTTTAGAAGCAATGCTGACATCGTATACAAACTCCATCCATAAAGGATTTTGGTACAGATACGCAGTGAGTCCTTCGGTGTCGTATCCCTCAATGTACCCATGCAAATCAACCCACCAGTCTTCCTTTAGTGAGGGCATATCATCAGCTATAGCGATACAAGGGTAAATCTGGTTAGCATTTTCTTCCACATAGTCCTTACTGGACTTTTTGGTATACCTATCTTCTATAACCACTACCTCCCCCTCCGAATTTGGAACGGTTATCCCATGAAATAGCTTAAAAAACTCTATATTTACTTGCTCTATACTGGTTAGCATCTTATTAAAATTTTCGTTTGTACTGACGTCCAGATTTTTCAACAAAGGAAGCGATCCTATCCTCCAGTGAGGAGAAAGACCTTACCTTTTTCTTAGGAAGTGGCATCGTAGGCCTTTCTTCTTTCACACGTCTTCCCTTTTCCTTACCATTGGTAGTTCCATCACCGTAGTCATGTAGTCGGTCGTACCCAAGAGTAGCTTCAGCAGCAAGAACCTGGGCTCTGTTGAGACTGTTCTTCTTATCACGAAGTTCATCTCCCGCAGAAACTCTGGAAAACTTTTGGTCTTTGGCTCTACTTTCGTAGTACTGACTCCGCATAACGTAATTCCTAGTGTGACCTTTTACTGCAAAGGTTTTACCACTTTTACTTTTTCGGTTGTACCCTTTTACTGATATACTACTCATTTCTTCTTGAATTTAGGGTTCTCTGTAAAGGATTTAATGCGTTCTTTCGCAACCGGCTTAAACTCCTTGAATGTTTTTCGCCATACTGGTCTGGCCGGAATATGCTTGTCCTTTGTACCATACTCTTGTACAATGGCTATCTGTAAATTAGACAAGGAACTGTCATCTCGTGGGGTGTCCTCCACTGAAACGGTAGTTCCTTCTCTATAAATTGCATCAATAAGTTGTCCAGTTCCACCAACAAAAGGAACATCACTCCCTTTTTGCCTAACAGTACTATCTGCTAGTGAGAACCCAAACTTATTGGTTTCAATGTTATTGATTATTTCGTTTTTAAAATCTTCGGCGATTTCCTCTCCCAGAGTGGCCATGTCACTTTTGAAATCTTCGACTCTTGGTTTTTTAAATCCTGGTGGAGTCTTTAGCAGACTCTTTGGCATCCGTGGGAAAATCATTCGTCACCATCATCGTCCTTATCCTTGGCATAAGTACCAAAGAATTTGATTGGGTTTTCTGGGTCAGTGGTGATAGGTAATCTACCCTCACCAATTCCCCAAGATTGTAATTCTGGGCAACATTTTGAGTCACCTTTTGGTTGTTCTGTATCCTTTTTAGCCATGGTAGTAGTTTTTAGTACTCGTTGTTTTGATAGAACTCATAAACATCTTTGAACGTACTGTTGTTCTCGTGTTCCTTTCCTCCCATTCGGGAAGCGTATGCGGACTCATTCTCTTCACGAAAATTCATGGGAACCTCAGTAGCTCTCGGGATAGCAGAGGGAGGATACCTTTGGATAACAATCTTAGCATTATCTGGTAATTTGTTTTGGTCGTATTTATCTGACATAATCAACCTCCTTTTAAATCGTCCTTAATAAAAATTTGAAGTCCAATACAGCTATCGTATAGAGGTTCCAAGTAGTCAATCTTCTCAATAACTTGTACCCTATCAGCGAAGTGTACTTTTGTTTTATTCCAGTCAAGTTTAAAGTCACCTAGTACTGGGGCTAGTTGTAATGGAGAAATATAAATCACCCCATTTACTTCTTTAGACAGACCGAACTTATCCCTAGTCCTTGTGGGAATTTCCCTTTCATATAGCGCACGAAACGGATAGGTCTTACTAGCTCTGGGACTATCCCCTACAAAAGAGTCAATTGAAAATTCCTCAGTAGGAGCCGAATTAATCCGAACCACTTCAAGAGAAACCTCAAAAGGAGTACCCAAAATTTTCCGATAGAAAATAGATTGGTACCTTTTAAACTGAGCCAGTGTAAGTATCATACCTTATTAAGGTGTTTTTGAAATTATGCCCCTAGATAGTGGGGAAAGTGTAAACGGATAAGAATCATAGTAGCTACGGAAGTCTAACTCACGAGTAAGCTCGACGTGTCCTTGCATTACATTGTCTTTACGTAGAGAGTAATCTCCGAAAGTTTCCTCTAATAGTTGTCGTAGGTAAAGCATCAGCTTGTACCAAAAGGAGAACCTGTCTCCCCAAACATTATCAGAGCCAAGTCGATTAAAATCTTCTTGGAAGTATCCTTCGGAAGCGTTTTCTGTAATAGAAAAAACCGATCCAATTTGTACAGAGGTAGACACTGGTGCTGTGGCCATACTAGAACCAACGTAATCCGAACCGTCCGTAAATGATTGCCCAATACTCAAAGAAGCATTTTCATACATTCTCCTACGTTCAACAAGGGAATAGGCTACCCAAATTGCCATGTGTTGTTCACCTGGTCTTTGTAATAAATTTACGAGCGTGTCATTGGTCAAATCTACATTTCTAAGTTCAAGAACTTTCCAGTAGTACCAACCAATTTTTTCAACTATTTCTGTGTCTGAGAAAAAATATCTCCTAAACGCTGTATACGGTGTGTCTAGTGATACATTTGTAACTTTTACTAATGAACCTGACGGCTCAGTCCCTTTAAAATATGACGTGTATGCAACGATTATGTCGGCTTCAATTAGTGCGTTCAATAGACTTTCCATGGTTGGGAATTCTGAAAAGTCGAATACGATAGGTTCTACTGCGTGTTCTGCGGGTGTCACGGTATCAATAGATAGTCTCCCATAGACTACGACTCCATTGACGTCTTTTGTGTTGGGAATGATTGATATGGTTTTACCCGCAATCTGCTTTAAAGCAAAGGCGGGAATTATAAAGCGGTCGAAAGTCAACTCTCGCACCGCTGTTATAATTTCGTTCAAAGTTACTAGTCCTTGTGACATGTTAGTTTACTTAGTTTCTGTACGCTTTTTTACCATTTACGAGAATAGCAGCTACATCACCCGGTACTTCCAAGTCTTTGTTTTTGGCGAATTTGTAATTAATTCCACCAATGTAGCAGTCCACTTCATCTGTAGTATGGATGTTCACTTTTTTGGTAACCGCTTGTTTAGCGACTGCTTCTTTCACCACTGGAGTTTTTACCTCTGGTTGTTTAGCCGCCGGTTCGATTACTTCCGGTTTTTGATCTGTTTCTGGGGCGTCATTTGCTGTGGTATCGTTTGTACCAGTACCTTCACTTGCTGCTCCTGTGTTTACTTCATTTGCGCCATCTAACACCTCTGGTGCTTCTGGAACTTCAACTTTTTTTGCCATGCTTTCTACGAATTTTATTAATTAAAGATATTGATTTTCATAAGGCAAAGCCTTACTGCAATTAAGCAGTAAGAGCTTTGACGATATTTTTTTCTTCGATAACACCTGTTCCCCAGATACCGTACCATCCCAAAGTATGCTTACGTCCAAGTTCTACAACACCATCATCACGAAGTTCTACATCCAATGCAACACCCCATGCATAAGCATTTTCTCCGAAGAAAACTGCTTCATAGCCGGTAGTAGCAGAGAATCCAGTACCATATTTTGTGGTAATAGAAGCTGAATTTAAGATAGGCATCTGAGTTGACTCAATAAAGATACACCCTTCGTACATACCTACTTCACCGATATACAATTGTCTACGACCCATATAAGTGTTGGCATTAATCCAAGCAGCGTCATCACGAAGTTGTCTTAATTGGTGAGGGTGGGCGATACAAACATAGTAGTCTCCATTAATACGTGGAGCATTATGCGTAGCCAGAGTTTCAATAGCATCTTTTACAGTTTTGGTATTAAACACACTAGTAGAAGCAAAACTTCCGATAGCTGTTACACCATTTCCGAAAACTACATTAGTAGTGGTAAGAACTGTGTCTCTAAACTGACCATCAAGGATAACGGCCATGTTATTAGCCAACAATTTAGAAGCATCACCGAGTACATCCAATAAAGAAGTTCTCAATAAGTACTCTGTAACTTGTACCGAGTTGGCTTGCTCTGAAACGTGTACTACAACCTCTGAAGTAGTCATTCCTTCTGGAGTCAACACATCGGACTCCGATAAAGAACCACCGCCGGTAAGATTACCATACTTTACAAATACGATAGACTTTCCGCGAACCGCTTGTAAATCACGTTTTACTTTAGCGAATTGCAAGAATCTTAATCGTGGTTGGGCTTGAAAGAGAACTTCACGAGAGTAAAAATCTCTGACTGCCTGCGGGATAGATACGTAACCACCACTGTTGGCTCCTTGCGCCGTGGTATCACCGAAAGCCAGTCCCGAACTGACCATCAGTAACGCTGAAATGAGTAAGAAAAATAATGTTTCCATTTTTTGATTTTGAATTGTTAGTAATTACTTTTTTTATTGTCCTCCTCCGTATTCAGCTTCCAGAGTTTGCAAGATGGAGTCTCGTTGTTGTGAGAACTCTGTCATGCTCATAGTCTTAGGGCTATCTGGGCGTGCAACTTCGGGTGAGGGAATGCTTGGTACCTGCGGAATAGTAGGAGCAACCACTCTAGCAACTGGAGCAACCACCTCAACTGGACTTTCTAAAGCAGCTGCTTGAGAAGCGAGTAATGGGTCGGTGACTCTTTCGGTAGATTGGTGAGGAGGGTAGGCTGCGCGTAGGCGAATACTTTCCGCAAGCGAAGCACGAAGTTCCTCTTTGGTATTTCCTTTTACTAATTCTGGTATGCACGTAGCATTGTTCTCCGCAAGGAGAGCTGTGCGGTACTGGTCAAGAGTTTCTTGAGCTGACTGGGCGGTTGAATCCAAAACAGGCTGAACAACTTCACGAACGGCATCTTTGAGTTCTGGTAAAAGTTCCTGTACAATAGCAGCTTTCAGTTGGTCATATTGAGTTGCACCTAAAGGGGTTTGAGATGGTTCAATCTTGACATTGCTTAGTAACTGCACTTGATTTTTGAGGCTTTCAAACTGTCCATACAGTTTGGTTTTTTCTTGTTTCGCGACTGCTTGCATTAATCCCAATAATTCGGGAGTTTCCTTTACAGAGTAAGTAACTCCATTTAGTACAATGCTTTCTGGGATTGCTACGGTCTTTTCTTCTGGATGTGCCATGGTGGTTTCTACGATTTTTTAGAAAGAATTTATTACTTAATGAGGTTCGTTTTCAAAACGTCTGATCCATTACCACGGATAGTGGCTTGAGTCATGTTGTCTCTACTAACTAGTGGAGCCTCTGGAGTTCCAGGGTTCACGAATTTTTCTGTGACTTTCATGCCCTTGTCTTGGCCGATGTCATGCAGAGCTTCTGGATTTTGATTGTTGTCCATAATGCGGGTTGTTTTAAATGATTAATACTAATTAATGTATAAGAAGTGGCTCAAAAATACTGCATTTTTTCTAACTAGCAAAATAATCAAGCCTTTTCTATGAAAATAACTAAAATTTCTTACTGTCCTCCCTCTGGTGGAGTGTCTCCATTACCACCAGTTAGTTGGTTTACTTCTGCTTGAATAAGTCCTACATGTAGCATATCTTTATCAATCTCTTCAAGCAATTCTGGAATATTTTCCTTACCCATACGCTCCATGATTTCTTTACGAGAAGAAAGGTGCATATTGATTTCCATTTGTGCCCGGTTTAATTCATCCGTTTTATCTTTAGGGAACCCAAATGCAAATACTGGTTCAACTCTCATTTCAGATAGAAAATCTGGGGAGAGCTTCTCGATTTTTTTAAGTCGCACATTCGTAGGGTCCTGTATCTTGAGTATCTTCAGTATCATTGTGTTGATAGTAGTGATACCCTCACCGTAAGTCATTGCCTTAATATTGGCTTGTTGCATTAATGGGTGGTAGGTAATCTGCAACGCTGCAGCCGAGGTATTACTGATAGCTTGGATTTTCCCCAAAGCATTTTCTGGAACATCCGACAACTCGTGCATAGCAGTTTTCAAATCTTTGATAAAGCTAGTAGTAGCGGATAAATCCACATCAAGCCCAAGATTAAATACGTTTGCTTCTGGAGGTAGCCCAGACCATATTTGACCAAGACCTTTTTTCAAAGATTTCGCCGAAGCTCCAGTGATTACTGTAGTAGGTGTTACGTGGTAATCTATTACTGATTTCAGCTGTTGCATAAGCTCGTTATACACCTTGTTTACTTTCAGAATATCATTTGAGTCTGATTTTCCGTAGTAACTGGCCGAATTTGGCTTGTTTTTTACGTGTACGACTGGAATAAAATTGTATGGGTTTTCTTGGATGTCTTGGTCATACTTAGTGATAGTTTTCTCGTCAATAGCAACATCTTTTTGCTTCCAAGTCTCCACTTTATCCTTCGTGTACTTGATAACCGACATTCTATAAGGTTGGGAAGCTGTTTTGTCAAGTGGTTGACGAACCAAGAAAGACTCCAGTTTATTGTAGTCTCCATTAGTAAAGCGAGGAAAACACTGACGGCTATCAAAGATAGACACCTTACAGAATTTTTCATCCTCATCATCCAACCAGTTTACTCCTAGCCAAGCATCACCAGTGATACTACCCATTTGTAGAATTTCATAAGCAAGCTCGCACTTCTTAGATTTTCCCCAATGATACATCATTAGTTCTTCGACAACTTTTTCCAATTCTTTATCTACTTGTGTAGAATAAAAACTTTTGGTGTGAAAGGTGAATCCCACATCCCCGAGTAGGAACATGTTTACTTTGTCGATAAACGCCCGTACGTAGTTGAATGACAGCATCCCATCATTAAAATCCTTATAATGTAGACCATCATAGAATTTCCAGTATAAATAATACTTTGTAACGCGGTCAATCTCCCACTGGTTATCTTGAACGATATTCTGTAGGACAAAGGACCTTAAAACATTTGTTGCCTCACTTAATGGACGACTATCCGCATTCCAGTGTTTAGAACCTGGGTAACCTCCGTATCCACCAACACCAGTAGCACTTGAGCCCGGTATGTTTTGACTATCCATATTATTTAATTAAAAGAGTTTCTTTTCATTGAACTTACTGCATCCGTAACAGCTCCGTAGAGAGGATTATCCGAGGTCTCAATTTCGTAACCAACTTCTTGTTCTTGATTTGCAGCGAGACAAGCGAGGCCTAAACTATCAACATAATCATCAAAGTATCCATCAGATTTTTCGCAGACTAAATATGGTCCATTGAAATACTTCTGACAGTTTTTCATTTGTTCCTCGAATTTTTGGAACTCTGTAGTAGAACGAACAGTTTTATTTGCCGGTACTACTATCCTCTTCATCTGAATATCAGAAGTAAGGTTATACCACATATCCGATTTACTTTGTGCTGTAAATGTGTAGGGTTCTACGTTTACGTATTCACCACAAGCATAAGTTAGCCTATCGACTACTGCTCTACCAACACCAGTATAGTCTGCAAAGATAGTAGAAATGTTGAACTCTGCAATAAAATCAATAAGTGTATGATGCTGACTTTCATAATTTAGCCCTCCAAGGTCAATCCACCCGAGAATTTCTTTGTATGGTTTTTCAAATATATCCTCTCCGTAGTACACTTTTACAATGGTTAGCACCGTACTTGCCGGACTTTTTGCAATATCCAAACCTGCTACCACGTAATCAGAGTTCTGTAACGGTTGGAAACCTTTTTTGCGGTTCAATAAATTATTGAAGTCTGCATCAGTGATAAGCATACCACTTTCCAAATCCCATATAAGAGCGTAGGCAAGTTTAAACGCTTGGGAATCTTTTCCCCAACGTTCTTCTTTACGCAAAACATCCGCTTCGTAGTTCAAGTGGAAACGTACTCCGTCTCTGTTGTACTGTTCACGTCTTGCAGCAATAATTTTCTTATAATCAAATTCAAAGTGGTGACGTATCCGCTGATCTGCAATTTTTCTGTCCAGATTTCGATTACGGAGTATCTCATACCAAAAGTGGTTTTTAGTTTGCCCGGTTGTCCCTACTTTTAGAATTGTGCCGGAAGTGGCCGAGACCATAGGCTCTATAGATTTGGACAGAATAAAATCATCCACATCTTGCGCTTCTTCGACAATTACAAGGTCATAAGTCTTAGACTCAATCTTAGATTGTTTACTGGCAACTTGCCCCGCAAGGTACGACCCATTACTCAATACAAGTTTTGCAGCACTTTCTCTGAATACTGCAATGTCTGGGTCAGCCAATATCATTTCAGCGTTCGCAGAATCCAAACGAGTCATTGCCCTAGAATATGTGGTAACTACCTGGTCCGACTGTGGGGCGAAAAGTCCAATACGAAACCCGGACTTAAATTGTTCCAGTTCTGGAATTACTTTAGACAGTGCCGGTAGTAATACAGTAAGGGTATCAATAATAAATGCCATTACCTCCGATTTTCCAGATTGTCTGGATAGAAGTACTGTTTTAATGTCCCCCGAAAAAGTGATAACGGAATGAATTACTGAGTATGCAATTTCCTCTTGGTATCCATACAAAGAAAGTCCAGTAAGAACTTTGCCAAACTCCATAATCTTACTCACCACAAAATGAGTATCAAACTCCATAGTTCTCCCAGAGAGCTCTTCGGTTTTTATACTCTCAACACTACCACCAGTTGTCTCGAATACAAACCCATCTTCTTTTGGAAGTGTAGACTTTTTAGCCATTTTTATTCCTCCCTACTATCGTAAGTCATGTTTCCCAAATATTTTCTCCACAGCTCAATACCGCGTTTAAACTCTTCAGTACCTTGATACCGAGCCCTCGTACAGTCAACCCAACAGTTAGGCGTCTCATATAGTCGGACATTCATAACCCTAACACCGTCCAGCTCGTAAGAGAACAGAGTTTCTGCGAGATAAAAAATCTCGGAAGCTATATTTTCTGCAGAGGGATTTACATCTCCATCGTTACCAAGACCCATCAACCATAGTTTCCACTTATTACTCTTGCAAAGTTCAATAAGAGGAGTATCCATAGGATTTAGCATTGACCCATGATCTAAACATTCATCAATGTAAGCACCCAGTACACGTTTCAACTCTTTAAAGTCAATCGCATATCCAATAGCTTTTACTTCAGCGTAATCAAATGTTACCTCAGCAACAAACCTATGTCCATGAAGATTGAAGCATTTTACCTTTTCAAACATCACTCTATGCGCGGTGTCAAACTCAAATTTTCTAGTAATTGTTCCCATGTTTTCTACGATTATTCATTACTGTAATTAGTCCTTTTTGTAGTCGGGCGAGACCCTCACTACATTCTTTTGCCATTTTGGGTATATCATTTCTAAGCTCTTCAAGAACTTTAGATACTTCGGGATTTGTGGGGATATTTTTTCTGTAGAACTCTCTCTGGCATTCCTTAGTACAGAAAAACAAAGAGTCGTATTTGTCTGTCCACAGAACAGCGAGTTTATAGACAAACCCTTTTGACTGAGCTTCAGCACCTATACCTCCATTATTTGTTCTCTCGGTGGTGAACAATTCCTTTCTACATTCGTCACAAAGTATAGTTCTCATTTTATATTGGATTTCTGGTAAGGGTAAACATCTCTGATAAAATCGGAAAAGTATTTCCCTTTACTGGTAGACTGTAGGAATTTTACCCAAACTTTTATGTCCACATTAGAGTAAGTGTACAACCACATTGGTCTATTTATAAAAACCATTTGTAGGGTACGAGTTTTTCTGTCGTGTCCGGCTTTTAAAATATTTGAGGAACCTATGTGCTGCATAATGTTTCTATTGGGTACAAAAATAGGGGAACACCATTTCTGATGCTCCCCGCAAATGTAGGAATAATTTATTTAATTACAAAATCTACTTTTTTCTCAAAGGGGATTAGCCGACTTTTATTACGCCCCCATAACTCTCTAGCTGTTTGTGTTCTTCTGGGGACAACTCAAACCCAGACCTACGTTTGGTACGAATAGCCTCAATCTTTTTAGTGGTCACTCTCTTTTCAGAAAGTTCCTCGCCACTCCCTTTTTTCTCGGTAGAACCACAGGAACCTTTGCCTCGCATGTACGTAACGGTCTTACCTGCTTTAGTTTTTCGAGTTACTTTATGTCTTTTCATAAACGATTATTTATAACACCCCTTTGGGGGCAAAGATAGCTAATTTTTTATAAACTGCTACACACCTGCATAGATAATCTGATGACTGGTAACGGAGTTTCCTTTTTATTGTTCTCAGTGTTGTACCTCAAAATGTTACCCTCTACGAAATAGTAGTTCACTAGAGACTCTCCACACTGTTTGAAACTCCTATAAAATATAGGGTCTTTCGTGAAGAGTCTCCTTCTGTGTTGTACGAAAAACTTTTCAGGTAACCACCCAGATAATTCTTGCTCCAGTAGTAGTGACCTACTAATTATTCGTTTTGGAATTTCAATTTTGTCTCTACGAAAAGACAATTCCGCTTTTGCAATTCGAATATAGTCACTCAAAATATGAGTCTTCACTGCCCACATTTTAGTTGTGGGGTGGTTACTCCAAGCACCTTCAGATAGTAGGGCTTTTAGAATTTGCCCACACTCAATCTGTTGTTTATTAAGCCTTCGGGTGTCCAAACTTTTCACTGACTCCAGTATGTTTGGGTATGGCATAAACACATTCATCCGTATAAAGGGGTTTAAAAGGGTTATTAAATTAACTCACTTTGCTCCGTTTTAAGCGACTTTTTTACTGTTTTGGTTCACTTGTTACTAACATGTATTCAATCGACCGTGTTACGACCGTTTTACGCGTCAGCACACCAATTCCAAACATATCGCAAAGTTGTTTTAATACTGGATAACTCACCGATGCGCTAGGGTATAAATACGTCCGTAAATTTTTGGCATACTTTTCTCCCTCCGCAGTTTTTGTAAACGCTTCAATTGTCCCATACTTGTTTACAATGCTAGTGGTTATCATTTGTTTAAGTACAACCATAGTTACCTTACCATTCTCAAGGGGTTTTACCCCAATTGATTTTCCTTTTTTCATTTCCTATTTTGTTTTAAACACCAATTCATTTCCGTATACTGTAATTCCCTTATTCATTATGTACGACCTAATGTAATAAGTAGTATTGCTCCGCAAGTCACATAGATTTGCCACAAAATCTTTTGGGGTGTCCACAGACATTATTTTGTAGTCTTGGAGAGTGGGACTTCTGTGGTCTGCCCATACGACACCCGCTTCATCAAGAAACCCCACAATTAAGTTACTCCCTCCAGACTCTGCGGAGTATGCGGTAATCTTTGTTACTGGGGATGTCGTGATAAGTCTTGGTTGTTCTTCCTCCGAACATGCACAAAGCACTATAAGTGCAAATAATATAAGTGTTCTCATACCTAGTAGTTTCTTAAACAGTGACATTTAATATTTAGCGGAATATCGTAAGACACCTTGAACTGTAAGTACATGTCATTGTGCTTGGACGTTATTGGCCAGTAACCCTCCATGTAATTAGAATTTGTGCACATCAACCCGAATTCCACGTTTACCGTAGTTCGATACCCGATACCAAAGTATTCCGATGCAAAGATATTATTGTTCGACGTTCTATCAAACTGATTAGGAGCTATTTTAAACTGGGAGCTTAAAGTATTCCCATTTAGATGTACTCCAATAACACCGTAGAGTTTTCCAGTACTCAGAAAATTTACTCCAATAGAAGCCATTTCAACATTATAGGAGTACTGCCTTGCACGTCTAAGCTCATTGTCAATTCCCGACATCATTGTGATCGCCAATACCGGCTGAATTACAACGGGCCCAAAAATATGGTTGAACGAGGCTGATAGACTAGCACCAGTCTCATTGCCGGTATCTGTTTTCGGAGCAACAATAGCCCCACCAAAGGAAAGAAAGTTTTGCGCTGTAGCCATTATGGGTAACAAACACAATAGAAGTAAAATCTTTTTCATTACTTGACTAATTTTAGGGCTTCTTGTAAGCCGATTTCTAATGACTCTTCGTATGTTTTAGTGTAGTCATGCTTATCAAAAAATTGCATCGTCCTACCCTTAACCGATACCTCAAAGAAATGTTTTTTATTATCTGAGTTACTTGTGTAACTCGGTAAGGCTGTTACATAGATATGATGAATTTCTCGTAGCCACTTTTGGAGTAGTGCCTGCGTAGGGGCATTGTTGATAGTCTCAATCTGGTAGGATAGAAACTTTGTGTCACCATGTTTCTCGGTGTACTCTTCCCCATAAGGAATACTGGAAAACGTAGAGTGTTCTTTCAGTTCTATGTTTGCGGAAAGAGGATTGTCGCTGTTATAGTAGCACCTTGTTTTAATGAAGAAACCTTTTTCCTTTGCAAGTTTCGCAGTCTCAAACGAGACCAAATTTTCTTGTATCATTTTATTTGTTTTCGTCGGGTTCATAATAGACCCGATCTGGTTTATGTAATTTAATATCTAACACATTGACCGCAGCCACAGAGAAGAACAGTACTCCAATGAGTACAATAAGTCCGAATAAGAACATGAATGTCTTTTTACGTTTTAGCTTTTTCACGGTAGTTACTTTTTAGTCCATCTCCATAATAGATACACAACGATTAGGACTCCTAGAGGTAAACCTCCATCTCCTACTGGTACAGTATTGCAACCGCAATGTTTCCAATAACCGTAATTCCATCCCGTTCCGCAAACGTAGCAGTGGGTAAGAACTGGGTAACAATTCTGAACAGCCGGAAGAGAATTTCCGGGCTTATATTCTGTTATGTCTGTAACCACAGACACTTGCTCTGGCCGCGTTTGCAGCTCACTGAAAGGAACATAATTTTCTGGCATATTATAAATTTACTGATTAATATTTCCCTCAAATCTTACCAACCACGAACACCATTTAAGGTACTCCTCCTTTGTCTTGAAAAACTCGGAGGGTTGCCTGCTCAGTATGTTGGTAACTGGTTTAAAAGTAGTGAGTACATCAGCCACCTCAAACGGTAGCGAATGATTTTCTCCTCCTTTATGGTAACCACCATGCTCTTTATGACCACAGCCACTCCAACCATAGGGAACCTCGTGGAAAGAGATAGAATTTATCTGTTCTCCTTTAAAGAACGTTACGCTAGACACTACATCAGAACCCGTAATACAATCTCTGTGTAGGTAAACTTCTATTTCAGAGTCAGCCTCCATGACCAACTTTATAAGTTCTAATATCGCTACGGAATTTCTTTTATACCGTGCTAGTCTTGCCTCAAAATAATTTCCCATAATTTATAGACTTTTTAGTAAATCTTTTTTGGAAGCAAATACTTCCTCTTCATATAAACCACCCCCATTCCAGTTTACAGACCTTGACCGTATTCGGCTACTGACAAAATACATTGTCCTACCGGCTCTAGGTGCCTTGTTCTCCCACTCAACTCTGGGAAACTGTATAGCTTTGACCACTGCACTCCGAACTTTATTACTCTCCATCCAAAATATCTTTTGGTGGATATTATACTTTGACTCTATTTGCATAGCTTATAAGTTTTCTTCAATCCATTTAGGGATATTAGTATTTTGACAATTAGTATGGTCATTAAAGAAGTCACCCAATATCTCTACTAGCTCTTCTTTACTCCAACTCTCTTTGATTGGTTTAATGTTGATAGTATTATCTTCTGGATTTACTTTAAGTTGGAGAACATTTTTATACGGCTCTGGGTTGTCATAAGTAAACTCCACCAAAACGACAGTGATAATGTTACCTTTGTTATACTCTCTGACGTACCTTTCGATAAATCGGGTGGGTATCTTCGGAAACTTACTGTACACGTCTGACGTGGAGGTCCCATGGGTAGATTTTCCGAGAAACTTCAATAAGTCATCCGTGGAAGCAACTATTTTTTTATAATTACCCATAGGAAAATCCTTCATTGGTGCATAGTACGCAATGAAATCCTCAGTGAACTGTACGACTGTCTTAGACAGAACATTATACGCCCAGTCATTTGAATTTACTACCTCCTCTGAGGTTATATAAATATGTTTGTACTCCTTTAGTGCAATGCTGCTACCATCTTCTAGGTGTAGCTTTTCACTAAAATCTAGTTGAACATTGGAGAACTCTTTACTGGGGAGTAACTCTACTTTGCATTTATTCCACATAATGTATCTATTTTAATTAATGTTGTTTCTACTAGGGGTGGCACAAAACTTACTACCCCGATTTTTTCTCCTAACAGTATCAGCATCTTTACGATTTGAAGATACGGTGTCCATACTTCTCCATCAGTTCTTATGTGGCAGAGATTAAGTGTTCTATACTCCGGTAATTGTTGGAGCATACTCCGTATGTCTTCAGTGTGTTGCAAAATTTTCTCTTTATTGACTCCAATAGAGTCTTTAATTGTACATATCACACACTCCTTGTAGATGTTCTCTACGTTATAACTTCTAAGTTCCATTTTAAATTCCATTAGTTTTACAATACAATTCAGTCTCTGCCCAAGTAGCGGGTCGGCATCTTGCACCGTGTAGTACTATAGCCGTGACAGCATAGTTCTCGTAGGAAAACTGCCATTTTCCAGTGTCATAGTAGAGTATAGAACCCTTTAGTGGGACAACAATATCTGTAATATCAGACGAGCGGTCTACTTCGAATAGGTACTTAGCACCTGACCCCTCCACAGTCGTATAGTAACAGTTCTCCTTCTGCGTACATACTCTATATAGTTTTAAATTTTTAATACCTCTCCTTTTGGGCTCTTCCAGCACGGACACACTTACTCTTTGGAAATTCATTAGCCTCTAAGGGAGTATCATAGACATCACCTATTTCTATGATACTACCATATTCCACAATAAGATTTTGCCCGGCATCGTAGCTGAGCTGAAACAAGATATTATGTTTTCCTCCGTAGTAGCAAACTACCTCTCCTTCTGCGAATACCATAACACTCTAGCAAAAGAACACTAAGAACAATCCTACAATAAGGAATAAAATCTTCCAGAATTTCTTCTTGGTCATTAGGAAGAGCAGCACGAAAATAAATATTACCAGTCCCATAATCTACTTGCGGTTACGTTTCTTATTCTTTGAATTATTAAACTTTGGTAGTTCCTTTCGAGGAACGAAAGCTCTCTCCTTGAACTCTGGGATAACCTCCATACAAGAATGCAAATCTTGTATAAGAAACTCTGCTCGACTAGCCATGGTCTCTTTACTAGGGTGCCTATCAAGAGTGGAAAGTACATCTTCCATTTCATCTCTGGCAGTCATGTTCATGGGAACACCTCCGATAAATCCAGCCGTTCCTCCTATGCCTAACGCTTCTATGGCTGCGTGGAGAGTTCTCCCACTTCGAGGGTTACACCCTAGTATCACAATGCCTTTATCAGAAAGCCTACTTCGAAATTCTTCCATAGAAAGGGTTGTATCTTTCCACCGAGCACCCTCTATAAAAGCTCTTTCAAGTTTATCAGATAGGACGTATATAAACTCTTCATCCTCCCCTTCCAGCTCAGAGAGTAGCACTTTCGTAAATATCTTAGCAGCTAACTGCAATGGAGAAAGTGCTTCCTCTTGGGGAGTATTTGTTTCTTCTGTGCTATTCACGGTTGAATCTGTCTAAGTAGTTATACACTTTTTCATATAGCTCTTCAACTGGAACCATCTCTCTTCCAGAATAGTCTTGTCGACTGCAAGCGTCTCTCAAAACCTCTCTGGTGAAAAATCCTAACTGTACAGAGCGTAGGACAGCCAACATTTTAGGCATGTCTTTTCCACAAATGTCACTCCACAATACATAGATAGCAGTACCATAAATACCGAAAGAATCTAGGGAGACAATCCCACTGAACTCTTTTAGAGCTGACTCGGGGTCAATCTTTACACTATTCTGCATCATTACCGCCATTGCTTGTACTGCTCCGGGATTTCCCTCTGACATTCTCATTATTGTTTGGGTGAGTGTATCTCCCATTTTAATTCTTGTTTCCATTTTTCTTATTTTTGGGGGTTATTAAATTTATTACATACCATATAACTCGCGCTGTGGCGATAGTTATAATGGAATATCCGATACATTGAATTGTAATCATGAATCTATTTTTAAGTGCTTTCTTATTCGTTCCATGTCTCCACAGTCTTTCGACTTTACATGGTATAGGTGATCTTTATATTTTTGCGGGACTAACTCCCACTTATCCTCAGTAGCAACTATACAAGTGTTGCCTTTGTTACGTTCGTCTTTTTCAAATTGTCTAATGCGGTTAATAGGGTAACCTCTTGCGGTAGCTCGTAAGCAACCCTCTTTTGAAAATCCAAATAAACAGTAACTCATAATATCTACTTTAGAGTGTTCCCGAAATTCTTCACCAAAATATTCATTCTCTGCTCAATAGTCAAGTCCTCCCACTTAGGAACGTTACACTGCATCCAGTAACTTAGAGAGTCTTTCGTGTCGGGTGACAGACTTAGCCACCACATCATGTTTGATTTTTTCACTTTGCTTCTTTTTTAGGTAGTACAATCCATTTGTCCGACTTCAATAAACCAATTTGTTTTCTCATTTCAACTCCCTTTTCAGTAGAGGTAATTACATCCTTTACCCACTCGTCAAATCTCCAGATTAAAATCTCTTGCCCGACTTCGAGTCCTTTGTAGATTAATTCTTGTGGGGAAACTAAACCGCAGCTTGCAAATAGAGCATCCAATATTTGAGCGTTTTCTGCGGTGTTCTCCAATGCACGACTGTTGTACTCAATTTTCCAGTCTTTGTGTAGTGGGTTTTTCAATAACGTAACAGCGTCCACTTCACCGTTAGCAAATCTCATTAACTGCTGCATCGCTTTTGGTTCGTAAAACAATAAGTAGTTCTGCATAAATGGGACGGCATCAATCCACTTTTCGTCCACCAATATTTTATTTCCTTTCAACTCGGTTACTTCATCAAACTCTACCAAGTGAGTTCCAACAAAAGAAGTTCTGTGATTTTGTTCCACTACTTCGAATGTTTCTCCAACTGTTATGGCTTCGATTTCGTCTAGGAATTTTTTGTATCTTATTTGTTTACTCTTCCAGGCTTTCACTACTGCATTTGCTTTGCGTTTCCATTTCTTGAACGGTATCATGTCTGGAAATGTAGTTGGGTCAAATGTTGTCTGCGCGCCGGTTCTGATTTGGTTTACCTTTAGCAAAACTTTCTTACGCAATTTTTCGTAGTCGACTTCTACGGTTGTTACTTCCTCTTCCTCCACGTATTTTTTAGAACGAGTATCCGCAAGTAACTTACCAAGTTCTGCTGCTGCAGTAAGTTCCTCTGGTGTGTGCTCCACTGTAGGATTTTTGAAAAAGTCTCCCAATTCTTTTGGAGTAGGGATGCCCTCCAGACCAGTCTCAACCAACGCATATTTTTTCGTGGTGTCCTCAACCGTAAAACCATTCTCACTGTCAAAGAAAATTCGGTAATCTCTGAAATGCAGTTTGCCTTTTTTGATGGGGGCATCCTCACCGTGGAATTTGTCTTTCAAGTACCGTTGATAGGCTGTCAAAGGTTGGGTAGTTGCTGCGATAACGTCAAGACTCATATCCTTAAAATCTTTCATTACTTTCTTGCATTTTTTAGATACTGGGTCAATCTCATACACATTGCCATTGGTACTGACTGCATTGATTACTTCTACTGGGGCTGTTGCTTCGTTTTTCATTTTGTGTGGGGGAATTAAATGTTTATTGCTTGTTTATATTTTGTTGCCCACTCTCTAAGTGTGGCGTCATTAATGTCTTTCTGTGTAGCGAATTTTCCTTTACCGTAACCGAAGTCTTGTTTAAATACTTCTCCGTTGGTGTTGTTGACTAGCCAATTCATTACTTTCAATGCCTTGTTCCATACAGAACGTTTATAAAATTTCGGTTGACAAAATCCGATACGAATACTATTGATAATCTCTTCCATTTTTATATGTTTATTAGTGCAATTGCGTTATCTATTCTTCCCTCACATAGAAATGAGTGCATTTGTCGTTTCTCTTTTGCGTCCAGTTCAACTTCACTGAGTAGGTTGAAAAAGGACTCTGCTAAATCGTCACCAACCTTGTTTGCAACCCATTCGTTTATTTGGTCATACAAATCTACTTGCTTTGGTGTAAGGTGGTCAGCATCTCCGTCAGTATCAATCCAGAATTTGAAGTCCTCGAAAGAGGGTTTTTCAAATGGAGTTTGTTGAACTGCTCCTAGGAAGTAAGCGGCTGGGGCATTTGCCTCCGTCATACCGTCTACCGTTATTTTCATATAGTACTTTGGTTTTCTAGGATTGTATCCAATTATTTTTAGAGTCTTTCCAGCCTTACTCCAAATGCTACCGAGAGCGTGACCATTCATTTTGATACCCTTTTCTGCCATTGCACGGTCTGCCATCATGTGCTCCGTTTCACTGTAAACTCTTTCTCCGCTTGTAGTAACCAATTGCATATCCAACTTGATACTAGCGTGGGTACTTCCATAACTGATTGATCCAACTGAGAATGTTACCCCTAACTTCTCTTCGATTTCTTTTAAGTGACTTGCAAGGGTTTCTCTAATTTCCCGAAGTTTCACTCTGTCTAGTTCTTCCATATTAATTGTTGCATCTAACAGTTTCAAAATACTCCCAAACCATTGGGTCTATGTAGGATGCTTTACAAACTCCCGCTGTGTTATTCAATTGTTCGGCTACGAAACTTGCAACCTCTTTAATTTCTTTGTTGAACTCCGATTTACGATTTGGAGTTTCTCTCTCGGATATTTCCGTTATCATTTCCATTGCATACATATTAGCTCTCATTGTACGAAAGTCCTTTGGAGTAAAAACGTCTCCGACCGAAACTTTAATGAACTTCCTAATCTCCTCTGCCGATATGTCGAATAATGTCTCTTCTGCAATTTTGTAGAGGGAACGGACTTGTTTGCCTAACTCTCCACTCAGAACGAAACTGTTCTCTACTTGTTTTTTGCCAATGAAGTTTAAGCATACTCTCCGTGGAGCCAATATCACATGTTCTTTTTTCAGTGTGGTCAATCCGTATGTCTGTACGAACTTTGGTTCCGCTTTACTGTTTGGGTGGGGCTTCGTAACGTACCCCTCTGCGCTTCCTTCATTACCAACTCTTATACCAGTGTACATCATTAGCTTGCAAGCCAGTGCGAGTTGTGCTTGTCGGGAACTACTTCCTCCCCTTTTAATCATACCATCAAACTTCTTTGACAGCTTTTCAAATTTACTCGCTAGTTTCGTAACGCGATTGAATCTGTCAGCATTGTTTGCCCCGATTGGTCTGCAAAACATGTACTCCGTTCCAAATATAACTACCTGTGTCATAATCTATTAGTATAAAATTTCAATACACAAAGATAATTACTTTTATTGTAATAGCAATAACTATATAGTTAATGTTTGTTAAAGATTACAACTATTTTATATTCCATACCGTGTAGTTCAGAAACCCAGTGACTAGGTCGAACACCAACGAGGTAAGCCAAACTACCAGTGTAACGGCTACCACACCCGCCAATACTTTACCAATGTAGACCAACTGTCTGTGTGTTGCTGCTTTCATTTCAAGAAGTTTTGTGCTTTCGCGATTACGTCTCTAACTTTAGTTGACTCCAACGTGCAACCGTCCTCACCTCCGTAGCAGAATGTATAATCGTCCCTGTCTACCCAAATATATCTGTGGAACTCAAATTCCTTTTTCATTTTGCTTAGTACAAAACTTCCACCGTTCCAACTGAACTTTATCCGGGCCACTTTCAATGCTTTCTCCAGTATTCCTACTTTAGTGATGAAACGAACTTCTCCGTTTTCCAGTACACAAGGATTTGAATCTTCGTCCTCACCGCCTTGCAAGTATGCGGGGTCAAATGGTTCTACTATCTCCACTTCCTTTTCACGATCCGATGTTGCATAACGGATAACTCTTCCTTTGCTATCGTAATCTCTGTCGTCTTTCAGAATAACAACTTTTCTTTCTTTTGCAAGAGTTTTCTTGCGGGCTACTTTTGTTGGCATGGTTTCTATTTTCTAAGATTAGCTAAAAATAAATTACTTTGTCTGCAAGGAACTTTCTTTACAAACGTCACTTTCTCTCCCGGCTTGTTTTTATCTCTCCAAGCAATTGCAGCTTCTTGTGCTTTTGATTTTCCAGTGGCGTCGAAGTTCAAGGGTCTGTCCCCTATTGTAAATTGATATTTCATGTTCTTATTGTATTAGAGAATTAAAGTGTCTTTTGTCTGAGTGCATGATAACACCCGCTTGAATATGTTTTCCTACATTGCTTGCTAAATACTTTGGATGTCTCCACGCGTTGAGGGTTTTCATATAAACCCAACCCGCTCTCTGTAATTTTACCACCCGTTTATCGAACCGATTATTCAGCCCTCTGTAGTACTGGTTGCTAGTTAGTTCCTTCAAAATCATTTTATTCTACGTTTAGTTGTTTGATATTTTCCTTTTATCTTATCACAATAATACTTTCCCTTACTGGTGGCTTTTTTCAACCGTGCAAACTTCTGCTTTGTTACTCCTTTGTAGTAATACCAAGTTTCTCCGATTTGTACCCGTAGTGTTTGAGTCGCCTCCGTGTACCGCAGCTCTTTTATGAAACTGCTGTGTGCGTTAATTGTTTCCACGGTGTTTTGCTTTTTTAAACTCATTCCATACGAATGTTACTACTACGGCTACTACCGAGATAACTGCTACTACTAGGATAATCATTTCTGCTTTCATAATGCTTTCTTGTTAAATGTGTTGTTTGTATAACGAGAATTTCAATACACAAATGTAGTTATTTCTATTGTAATAACAATAACATTATAGTTAAAGTTTCAAGTAAATACAAAGTTTTTTCAGTCACTTGCACACTGGTAGCACGTAGGAACACCCAAAATTACCTCTTGGGCGGGCACACTTCAAACACACTAACGATCCACCATTTTTAGTTGTTTTGTACCACCACCAACCTCCACCACTACCACCGTACCGAACACACCCACCACCGTCCACATGTTTACCCCCTAATTTTATTAACACAATGTACCCAGACTTTCATAATCCTACTTGCGACCTAAATCAACTACCCGTCGCTACACCACACGCAATCTTCATTTAATGGGGGGCCTAACTGCTGAGCTCCGATTTTTCATGTGGTTATTTCTGTCTAGCTACGCTACGCGTAGTACCGTTCTAATAAAATAAATCTCTCATTACTTCTTTCCCCTCATGTACTACATACTACATACTATACTCTAATAAGAATAAAAATACTTCCGCCGAAAAGTTTTCTTTCCAGAAAATTTCCTACGCAGAGAACTTCTAATTGGAGAAAACTCTGTGTAGTTATTTACTCTTACTCTCCTATAGTATATAAGAAAGTATTCTTTCCCGCGAAAAAGGTTATTTAGACTTCTCCTACGGGTAGTTGCTACGCACACGCATGCAATTACTTTCTATCTAGCTACGCTAGTTTCTAGTTAGAATTACACATGCAGTTACACCACTATTATCCAATTGACAAAATGATAGTTGTGTTTTGTACTTTCTCGGGAAATTTCCGTACTAAATCCTCTTTTCTTCAAATTTGAATATCATTTTGTCACAAAAAAGCTACCAGTAGCGTATTTTCCCCACACAGCTATCTTTTTGTCACGGAGAAACTGCCTAAGAATGGAAAATTTCGCCAGTTACTAGTTTGTTACCCATGATATAGTATTCTAATAGGCATAAGTACATAGTAATAGCATTACTATCTCACTTGTTTTATCTCTAGTGATACTCTCTGTGTAGCTAACTAGAATAAAATTCCCACAAAATTACCCTCTGCACACAGCTAATTAGCTACACGTAGCACTCTAACTAGCTAATTACTCTCCGTAGACACCTAACTAGCACTTTTTAGCTGCAAATTACTCTAATCAGCCATTTACTCCCTACGCAGCTATGCTCTAATTTATTTTTCTATTCCTGCTACACGTCCCGCTTACCCATCAGTATAGTTACACGTACATAAGAACTCCCACTTGTACTACTATTCATTGTTATACTATACTTATATACTTACTATCATACACACTTACTCCGCGAACCCGATTTCTTTTACGGTTACTTCTAGGAGTCTCATTCAATCATTTACTCTCTGTGTAGACACATAACCGTCTATTTACCCCCAAATTCTACTAGTTACCATGGGTAATTGGTCATTCTATTACTTACTCTACTATTATATAGTTCTTGTTATACTGGGACTTTCCCGCGAAAAAGAGTTTTTCTACACACAGACTCTCTTTGGATGCTTTTTTACGTGGTTTTAAAATAGAATTTATAGGTTACCCCTAGTTATAGAGCTTTTTTGGCACAAAAATACCCCTACCAGTTTCCTGATAGAGGTTTTTATATACAACTTACCGTGCTAGTTTAGCAGCAGACTTCTTATACGACTCCGTTTTCTCCATTTCCTTATCAGACCACTTGCGTAAGTCCTCTGCGAGTTCTGGGTTTTCATTTTGAATTGTCATAGCGTAAGCTCTCATAGCTTTTCGTGACGCCTCTGCGTACTTATCGTTCCCACTGGGTTTAAGTACAAAGTATTTCATTTGTAATCCTGACATAATATACTACCACTTTATCTATACCAGTGAGAAGATTCTAGTTATTGAGAATTTTTATTAGACTCTTTACCTTATTACGAGTAAGAACGTTACAATCTCCTTGCGAATTATCATTCATTACTCCGTAGTGTTAGTCTCGGTAGAGTTCTGTGTCCTTGTTATCGGTATATGATTACCATACTGATCCACTGCCGCATTAAAGTCTACTGCATTATCAAACAGACTTCTCCGAAATTCAGTATTACGTACGAGTCCCATTGCTACACCAGTGACAAACTTAGTTTTGTCTTTCTCTGTTTCGAGTTGGTATTCAAGAGTGTCTGTTTTTATCTTCAGAGCATCCTGCGTGTTTTTCTTCTCGGCATCTTCTACGCTTTTCATGCGTAAGTCTAGCTGTTCGTGTTTGCGCAGCTCTGCTTGGCTCTCTAATAGAGTATTTTTCAAGGCTTCTACTTGTTTACTCAGTTGCCCTACTTGTTCAGCATCCTTTTCAGCTTTCTCTAGTACTACTTTTAGAGTTTTACCTACCTCCGCGGATAAGTTTTTCTCAATGGCGATTTTTATTTCATCTTCTAACATATAAATGATTTTTTGTGTTTAAAATTACTACATTACCTCGTCAAAGAAGTCACTAAGGAACTCTTCAAATCTCTTGACAGATACCTGCGTACCTTCTTCGGAGGTTTTCTCTATCCACAAGGTGTCTTCTCCTGGTCGGTTACTCATTGGAGCGATTGCAAATTCTCCTACGCTCAAAGTAGGTAATTCTCCGTACATACCTGACCGAACTGAGGAAAGAATTCCTTTGTTATAGTCACACCAGTCCTCCGCCAAAATATCTTCAGAACCCGCACTCCAACCAACAACAGTATTCTCGTTGGACACTTTAGCAAGTTGGTCCTTATACTGGATTGTCTGTGAGGTTTTATTTTCAAGGAGTCTCCTTGTGAACTCATCCTTTACACTGTCTGGTAACGATTGCATCTTTGGTACTACGTGCAACACTCCTATCTCTGATGGGATTTGCATAAATACAAAAGTTTCATTTGCCCAAGTACTTCGGGCTACCATTTTACCGAGTTTCAACGCGGTTATTGCTTCTCCAAAATTCATATACTTCTAATTGGGTTTTATATAGTCCTCCCAGAACTTACTCTGTGTATCCTTTGTTGTCTTCTTTGTACTCATCCTCTGTGCAAGGAGTAAGTAGTTTTCCATTTAGTTGCTCCATCTGTTTGCACACAGAATAAAATTCTGTTCCTCTTTGTTCGAAACCAACTGACCACATTCCCGCGTCTCTGTAATACTCATTGGAGTCTACCAACCGTAACGCGGTTTTACCACCCATCCATACAAACTCTGGTGGACTAGGGATAAGAATTTTAGGTCGCACAACTTTTCTTCGTAGTTCATTACCACTCCCCGAAAGACGTGCATAATAGCCATATTTTTCCTCGAACGTCATTACTACTCTACCTGTAGGACGCTCATCCTCCAGATACTTGAAGTACGAATCACAATCATATCGGTACCTCTTCTGCACTTCTGGAGTAAGCGGTATCACTTCGTACGGTTCCTCCGCCTCCACATCAGCGATAATTTTAGATATGTCCTCTACCGAAATTTCTTGTGGTACCATTCCTATTTCAGTAAACGGAGGAATTTCAAACTTCCACCCTTCATGTACGTTGTACTCATCCACTCTATTGAATGGAACAAACTCACACTGTACTCGTCTACCATTTGGCATACTTATACAAAGTTCTCCATCAGTATACTCCGAACCGATCTCGATACTTTTACCCTCAGCAACGGAATTTATAAGGCCTATTATTCGTAAGCTCATTAAATTCAAGTTGTCAAACACCCCAACCACGTTTACCATTACGTAAGGTTCTGCGGAGTTTCTCCTCCACATCCACTCAGTTACCAATACATGCGAATGGAATCTGTAGAACCACTCTTCAAACTCCTCGAATGAACTGAATGCTTCATTTTTACTTTCACACCGTTCTGCTAGGTGTTCGAAATGACCATCTTTAAACCGTTTTTTCATATCACTACATTTTATTTATTACAATAATACAAGTTTCTACCATTGTCCCGGATTTTTTAAACACTCCTGCGGGAACTTCTGTTACCCAAGCGTTGATGTCAAGCAACCATTCTCTGAACTCTTTTTCCTTTTTGTTGTCACAAGTCTTCCAGTGAGTAGAAGCTACAGTGACAATTCTTCCTCTCTCTTTACACACATCGAACATCTTTCGTATATGGTCGATGTCTTGGTTTTTCGAGAAAGGAGGATTTGCAATGATCCTGTCCCACTTATACTGTCCCTCATATTCAAGGAAGTCACCCGCAACGAACTTAGCACACAAATCTTTCTGGTCAAGTATCGTCTGATTAGTAGGCATAAGCTCAAAGTAATCAACTATCTTGTGACTGTCGAGTGACCGGCTAACCGCTTCAATAAGGGCTCCTTGCCCGGCTTCTGGTTCAAGGATAGAATGTTTTGGGGAGATACCTGCTAGGTCGATAATGTAATCGGCTAACTCTGGTTGTGTACCAAAGAACTGATACTCTTTCTTCAGATTACGTTTTTCTCCTCCTGAAATTTGCCCAAGCGACTCTGTTGGGTCAGTAGTGAATACAAAACCCATTACTTTTCCCCCTTTCCATTTACCTCCAATAAGTTCAAGGGCTTTGGCAACTTCTTGGTACAACTTTCGGTCAAGTTGACCCTCTGGTAATTTTACTACGTTGTTTGCAACTGTACATTGCTGCAAAATTTTTAAATTCTCCATATAATTGTTTTTAGTATTTCTCCATAACTACAATACCCTCACAGCAACTATTTGAAGCTGTTACCGTGATAGCCTTTACTTGATACCCTTTGGGGATATTCTCTCTTATGAAATTGGTCATATCTCCCGCAACACCACTGCCGACACTTTCATGGAAACATTGCACTAATGTACTTGCCGGTTTTCTTGGAACGGTCACTACTGCGGTAACCTTTTGAGGTTCTTTGGCAGAGGAAAAGAAAATGGTTACTCCTACACATAATATCACTGTCCACATCATTGTGTGAAAAGTAACCTGTTTAGTTGATTCTTTCATTATCTGATTAGTTTTATTAGAAACCATACTGGTACTCCCACTATTAGGAAACAAGTTACAACTCCTATGATTATTTCTATACTGGTTCTTATTCTTCTTTTTAGGGGAATTTTTCGAGAACTTTTCAGCATTCCTCCTCTGTAGGTCAGATGAATGACTAAAAACGTTACTGATTCTGTGAAGTAGTCCCTTCGGAACTGCAAAAGTCCACACACCGCAACACCAATTAGCCAAAAGAAATGATCTAGCCAACCGCAAATATTGTTTATTTTTCTCATATCGTATTTAATTCTATATAGATGGTTGACTCCCCAACGTTAGGTAATGTAACCTCAGCGAGGCTGAACCAGTGATAGTTTTCATTCCTCTCCCAGAGGCCAGTTTTTTTAGGATGTTCATTGTGCCAAATACCCCCTGGCTCCCCATACACGGCGTCGCCATCAAACTGAGAATACTGAAACAACCACACCTCATTTCCAAGAGACCAACGGAGCAACTGTCCGAAAGGGATTTTTCCCAAATCTTCCTTAGTCATACTGTCTTTAATTGTTGATAAAGTAACTCATCCCAAGCGGATGCTACTACCACGTTATCAATAGGTATGTAAGGGTCTTGGTCTTCGTAGAGCTCCCATGACTCTGCATTTTGAGGAAGTTTTTCATCTATAAGTTGGTACACACTGCCTTCTATCGCCCTAATCATAGATTCATCAGCCCAACTCTGCGAGTTATACTGAAATAGCACCGCCACACTAAACACTTTTCCTCGATAGTATAGTAGGGAACCCTCTGCCACTGTTTTTATCTGTTCCGCTGTCATATAGTTATTAGTGTTTCATACTTACCCCAGACCATTGAGCCCGGATGTACCAGTGTGCATTTACTCCGTTCAAAGCTAATCCAATTATTGTACTGGAAGTCCTCACTGGGCACATTTATTATTCCCGACATTGGGACGTCTTCACGGAGACACCCCATAATGCTACCTGCAATCGCTTGTAGTTTAGAGTCAGAGGTTACCTCGGCTTGGAAAATAACATAGAACTGTGAATCTCTAAAGTGCCAAGTTTGTATCATAGCGAATGTTTTATCTGTTACACCGTAGGTAGTTTCTCATACACCTCTACAATTCGTCCTGTCAGACTAGCACGGGCGCATCGGTCTTCGGGGTACCTTCGTCCATCAATACTCTCCCATCTCTCTAGGGGAACATCAGCAACGTTTCCCTCCTTGATTGGTAGAGAGGTTCTCTTTTCACTCCCCACTATAGGAACCAAGCAATCTTCCACTTTATAGTCTAGTACAAATACCACTAACTCTTCGGAGTCGCTGTAGTACCATAAGTCTTCCATAATGCTTATTAAAACAACAATACCCAACAATTTCTTATCGGGTATCATTAGTTAGTTGGAAAAATTTGTTACGCTTTACTG